CGCAGGACTTCTCGATACTTGGTCATACCATGACCCTCCTCACAAAAAAATTCCACCAGAAGGTGGTGACTCATTTTAGCAAGGTGGAAAAACAAGAATGAATGGCTCTTGAGTCCGGAATTAGCGGCTCTTAGCAACAAAAGTTATGGCTCTCGATACAAGAAGTTGTGGTTTCTAAATGCCGGAATTAAAGGGTCTCGGTTTGCGGAACAGTGGCTCTCTACATGCGGAACGGTGGCTCAACTTAGGCCGGAATATTCACTGTGTGGGTGTAATATACCTGAAATAATTCAAGGAGCACATGTATGGCCAGTATCAAGTATTAAATCGGCAAACCATGTAAATTATGACGATAAACTTAAATATGCTACAGATGGTGACAATGGAATCTGGCTATGTGAAAATCATCATAAGCTTTTTGATCGAAACATGATATTGGTTTCAGAAGACGGCACGGTCAAGTACGATACGAACATTCCAGTACTGTATATGCCCTATTTACGAGATTTCACAAAAAATATTATGCTTCCCAAGATTTATTTAAATACTAATTTTTTAAATTATCTGTCTATCCGCAACGGAAAACTAGATTTATCCCAATATAGGACTTTGTAAATGTGGAGCAAGTTATGGAAATCTATAATAAATTGAGGAATAGTGAGAGAAGAGTGACGATGGTTCACTATGACTGTTATTTTCTTATTGTGTGATATCGATGGCAGGGGTACACTCTTTTAGGGAATATGTATCAAAGAAGTTTGACGATAAGTTTTGGTCAATTGCAGAGGAGTTCGTAGACGAACACTCTGATGATTTAGAGAGCTTAGGTGTCGAATTACGCAACGTACATCGTGCGGGTGAACTCGAGATACAAAATGTGCGAGTTGAACATGTCTGGGCAATCGACCGGCCGGGGAGTGAGGTCGGTTTTGACGTTGCACTGTCTGTTGAGTTTATCGTCAATGAAGGCGATTATCATTATGATGACTATGATGAATACACTATATGGCTCATGCTTTCGTGTGTCGGTGACATTGATCAAAGATTAGACGATTGCTTAATAAACGAGGTCTCCTTATACAGTAAAAGAAATCGTACCCAGTCGGAACTGGATGATTCGCTTGTTCCCTATATTGCTTACGAGAATCTGGAGGCAGTAGCACATAAATTCTTGGAGGAATTCTATCCCGAGGCTCTAAGAAAGACGCCTTTTGGGCAGCCTCCGGTATTAGTTGATCCACAGGTTTTAGCCGAGAGACTAGATCTACAGGTAGAGATTCGTCACATAAAAGAAAACTCATCCGTTTTCGGTCAGCTCTTCTTTGAGAGTGCAGAAACCATGTTGTATAACGCTAAGACTGAAAAAGAAGAGCCCCACCGGATTAACGCTGGAACGATTCTTGTTGAACCTAATCTGTTTTTTCTAAGAAATCTTGGATCCGTTAATAACACGATAGTGCATGAGTGTGTTCACTGGGTAAAGCATAAAAAGGCGTTTGCTCTAGCGAAATTATACAACTCGGATATTTCAAGTATTAGTTGTGAAATTGTTGGAGGTGCGTCATCCCCTGTTTCTAAAACCGCTACTGAGTTTATGGAAAAACAGGCCAATCAATTGGCCCCAAGAATTCAAATGCCGGCAGCACCTTTCAAGGCGAAAGCAAAAGAGTATATCGCCCAGTTCATGCGAGAGCTTGATGCTAAGCATGCTGTTGATGTTATGGAAAAGGTCATCATTCAGCTAGAGATGACGTTTGGTGTTTCTCGTCAGGCTGCCAAAATCAGATTAGTAGAACTGGGCTTTGAAGAGGCGATTGGTACTTATAATTATGTAGATGGTCACTATGTAAAACCTCACGGATTTAAAAAGGGCAGCGTCAAGATTAATCAGACATTCACGATAGGTGCACAAGATGCTGCTATAGAGCGAGCAATAAATCCGGAGTTAAAAGAGAAAACATCAAATGGCGATTATCTTTTTATTGATAATCACTTCGTATATAACGCTCCACTTTATGTACAAACGGGCGTCTCCGGAAATCTCGAGCTAACAGACTACGCCAGGACTCACATGGATGAATGCTGCTTACTATTTGATATGCGAATAACAAGTAGCATAGGAGCTGTTTATCATACAGCCTGTTTCCTCAATCGTGAGCAAAGTCATGTTACCTTTGAGATCAAATTCCACAATGGATACGAGAATGCACCTAAGGAGCGGCAGGTTGAGCTTCGTAAACGGCAACAAGAAGAGTGGATGAATATCCGTCGACAAATGACGGATGACCCTGAGCAGTGCATGACGCTATTACTTCAGTGGCGGGAGCTAAGTTACAAGGGACTTGGAGAAATTATCTCAAGAAATCCAGAGACAATCAGTCGTACGGTGAAAGGACAAACAAAGCCTAATCATAAGACAGCAGCACTAATCTGTTTCGGGCTGAATTTGCCACCGGAAATCAGTAAAAAACTTCTCCAAGTATTAAACTGTACATTAAACCCATTAGCTCCTGAACATCAATGGATTCAAGAAGCTCTCACTCTCCTGTATCCCGAACCAATTAATAGCATCAAATCATACTTGTTACAGTTCGGAGTAGAATTGTAATCAGAACTTAACATTATTGCAATTTTAAAAGTCGATATGCTATGTCGACTTTCTTTATCTTATCTTTGTTATCAATCGATAAAGGGGAATAAAAATAGTTATCTGTTACTCCTTGACAGCATTTAGTGTAGCTCTTACAATGATGTTATCAATAAATAATATAAACAGTGATTGTTAACAACAAGACATTTAATAGTTCACGATAGCGATTGATAACAGGAGGCATCGAATGAGAAACGAATCCAGTGGTATGACAGTCATTTATGATGGGAAGAAAAACACTCTGCTTTGTGAGGGAATAGTTAAGGAGTATCCGATAGGGGGATTAGCGTGTGAATATGCTCGGCTTGCTCCTAGTGAATTAAAGCCCATTTTTAATTCTTATCCAAAACAATCGGATGCCAAGTCTGCTGATAATGCTACTGAGGCACTGATGTGGATAAAAGATGAATTAATTAAAACACAGCTTCCTGTAGTAGCTTTGATGTGCTTTGCATCAGTCATAGAGGCTTTTTCTGACTTAATGAATCGTTCGGAGATAGAGATTGAAACTCATTTGTCTGAGATTAATATGGATATTGAGAACGATGATGTGAAAAAATTTATTTTAGACGGAACCGGCTCCAACTCATTTTCAGATAACACGATAGGGGACATGTTTTCTTATGCCTACTATGTTTTTTCGATGGAGTACGTAGTCTTTAAGTATTTATTTATTGCACTTACGAAGAGTGTTGAAAAAGAGGCAGGAGAAGAAGTTGACTTAGAGGAATATGAAAAATCTTTGAATACATTTGGGTCGATGTATTCAACTGAGTTGATGAGTGCTCAACATTTTGGATTTAAGATTCTCAATATAGAAGGTAAAATTCAATCGATTTTCACTATTGAAAGCTCGGTTTCTCTATTAGTTTTTGAGGTAGCGCATCTTATTGAAACGAGTACAGCTATTATAAAGTGCAAAAACTGTAATAACTATTTTGTGAGTATGGGAAGGTCAGATACCATCTACTGCGACTATCCATCTCCTCAGGATCACAGTAAAAAATGCAATGAAATCGGTCCTCAAATAACAAGAGCTGAGAAAGAAAAAAATGATGAAGCCACTAAATTATACAGGAAGGTATATATGCGATATAAGATGCTGGAAAAACGGAATCCAAATGAAAATAGATATTCCATCATACTCAAAGAGCTGGTAGAAGGATCAAAGGGGTGGCGACAAGTAATCAAAGATGATCCAGAGAGAAGGGAAGAGTATATATCTTGGATTCAAAGCTACGAGAGGAAGGCAGGGCGTTGATGTTTAGAAGACCAATACGAAACTTAAGAAGCAGTACGCAGGATAGATTTTGTGACGTAATTATAGATGATGGTAAGGCTTCTCTTGAAGTAAAGAACTCAAAAAAACAAGTCATAAAAATCCCGTGGGAAGACGTTGAGTATCAAGTTCGCATTGCAAAGGAGGAAGATGCTAGCAATTAAATAGAAACGGAAACTACCGCAAATTGCCCCGTAGTGAACGTGGAGCAGAAAGCCGGAGTTATCTGAGTGAACCGAAAGGTTATCAGGTGGCTCCGGCTTTTTTTGTGTGGTTTTTCACCCTACATGAGATGTCGATTTTTATAAAAAATCATGCCTTACATTATCAATAGATGGTTTCTTGAGCCATCAGAATAGTCCTTCAACCGAATGTTCACTTCCTGATCAGAAGTGCCCAGAGCGGACAGTTGAAACAGAAGAATAAACGTCAACCCACTGGGACGGTTGGCCATTTCGGAGCGAGGTTTCACTCTATGGCCAATGTAACGGGAATGTTCCACGTGGTTCCTCGCTTCGGATTTGTTCCGGAGGAGGGACACAGTGGAATTAACGACAAATAACGGCAATCAACGACAAACGCTGGTCATTAACTATGTAGGACCACGTGGAGGCAAGTGTAAGTTAAGAATTGAGGGGCTACCGCTTGACGATCCCGTTAGGAAGCAGCTACAGGATCCGAATTACTGGCCGGAATGGAAGACGATCTACCTAGCAGGTCTTTATCAGGAGCAGATAGCACAGAAGAACGAGGCGAAACACCACCAGTACGAGGTAACGGATAACGTGATGGAATCTTACATGTACAAGGACGCCTCGGGCCAAGCACACCATATTCAAAACGGCGAGGGTCATGCCAAGTACAGCCTTTCAAGCACGGCACAGGATTTTGAGCTAGACCTCGAAAACCGTGAGGTTCTGGAAATGCTCCTAAGCGAGCTTAATCCTGAGCAGCGAGAAAGAACGATTCATTTCCATTTGCACGGTTACAGCTATACCGACATCGCTGAGATGCAGGGCGTCAGTCCCACAGCTGTTCGGAACTCAATCAACCGAGGTTTTGCAGCAATTCGAAAAAAGTATCCGGACCACGTTCAAAAAGGGGATTCCTCCTGCCTAGAGAGTGGGAAGGAATAAACAATACCACCTTCTCGAAGGGAGGTACTGCCATGAGCTACAACAGGCGAAGGCATCGAACGAATAGCCGCCAGAGACGGATTACAGCAGACAACGTCAATTCCAGAGAATAGGAGAGTCAACTATGGACAATATGGAAATTTATACGCATGAGCAGTTCGGTGAAATCCGAACCACAGTAAGAGAAGGAGAGGTCTGGTTTGTTGCAACAGATATCTGTAACGCACTGGACATCAAGAATACCACAGATGCCATTAAGAGGTTAGACGGAGATGAGAAGTCTAGATTCAATCTAGGGTTATCCGGCGGAGCTACAAACTGTGTTAATGAATACGGACTATATAACCTTATTCTTGCCAGCCGTAAGCCCGAAGCTAGAAGCTTCAAGCGCTGGATTACACATGAGGTGTTGCCCGATATCCGCCAGCACGGAGTCTACATGACCCCGGCAAAGCTGGAGGAGGTTATTCTTAACCCCGACATCATGATCCGTATAGCGACGGAACTGAAGAAGGCGAGGGAAGAGCGGGATGCCCTTTCTATCGAAAACTCGAGCCTTACTGTGCAAAACACCGTTATGCAGCCGAAGGCGGATTATTTCGATGAGCTGGTTGATAGAAACCTGTTATCCAATCTTCGTGACACGGCGAAGGCACTCGGTATCGGGCAAAAAGAATATATTTCTTTCTTGCTCGAGGAAGGGTACCTCTACCGAACAAGTAAAGGCCAGCTAAGGCCTTATGCTGATAAGAATGACGGCCTCTTTGAAATCAAGGAATGCTTCAACAAGAAGACCGACTGGAAGGGTTATCAGACTCTGGTTACACCGAAGGGTCGTGAGACGTTTCGTCTCCTGCTTCAAGGAGGTGTGAGATGAGCCGCATCAAACTCCTTAAAGATGTAGTAGACGATTTACAAGCCCTGACAAACAGCCTGGGTACGCTGGCAACAGCTATTGAAAACGGAGAACAGCAAGAACCTGCATCAGTAGAACCGGAAGCACCTGCTCTCACCTTATCTGATGTCAGAGCAGTCTTAGCTCGGAAATCACAAGCCGGATTCACGAAAGAGATTAAAGCGCTCATCGAAAAATATGGTGCCGAGAAATTATCGGACGTGAATCCTGAACATTATGAAGCCTTGCTACAGGAGGTGGAGGGATTTACTAAATGACTAATCACGCTCTACTATCCGCTTCCTCGTCAGAAAGATGGTTAAACTGCCCGCCATCGGCACGGCTGAACACCGGCCCTGAAAGCACAGTCTCGACCTATGCCCTAGAGGGCACGGAGGCTCACGAGCTTTGCGAGTTTTTGCTCAAGGAAGCCCTCGGGATAAAAACCGAGGACCCAAGACCCGGTCTCACCATGTACTCCGAAGAAATGGAACGTGCGGCCACGACTTATGTGGAACACGTTATGGAGTGCCTTGAGGCGGCAAAGCTCACGACCTCTGACCCGATGGTCTTCATTGAACAGCGGCTGGATTTCTCAGAATACGTGCCACAGGGCTTTGGTACAGCAGACTGCATCGTCATCGCGGATAAGTGCCTGTCACTTTTTGATTTCAAGTACGGGACCGGCATCCTAGTCGATGCTGAGAAAAACTCACAGCTCATGCTCTATGGCCTTGCCGCCACTTTGCTCTTTGATGTGATTTACGACTTTGACGAAGTCCGGATGACCATCATTCAGCCAAGACGAGACAACATCAGCACGTACAGCATCAGCAAGGACGAACTCATATCCTGGGCTGAGGAAACAGTCCGCCCGATTGCCAAACTCGCCTTTGAAGGCAAGGGCGAATTTAAATCCGGCAAGCACTGCCAGTTCTGTGCGGTTAAGGCAACCTGCCGGGAACGTGCGGAAGCAAATCTGGCCCTTGCTCAGTACGAATTTCGTGAAGCCGAGCTCCTTACCGATGAAGAGGTAGTCGATGTCCTGGACAAAGCAGACGACCTTATTTCATGGGCGAAGGACGTAAAGGAATATGCCCTATCAGCCGCTCTCTCGGGTAAAGCGTTCCCGGGCTACAAGCTAGTAGAAGGCAGGTCGAACCGTAAGTACATAAACGAGGAAGCTGTCGCAGAGACCGTTTCCGAAGCAGGCTATGAACCCTACGAGAAGAAGATTCTAGGCATCACAGCCATGACTAATCTTCTCGGACGAAAACAATTTAATGAACTGTTAGGCCATCTGGTGATGAAACCGGAAGGCAAACCAACGCTCGTACCGGTGCGAGACACAAGACCGGCAATGACAACTATTTTTGATGAATTTAAGGAGGAATCTATCCATGACTAAGAATCCAATGAAAGTTATTACAGGCAAAGACACACGCTGGAGCTATGCCAACGTCTGGGAGCCAAAATCAATCAACGGCGGCACACCTAAGTTTTCCGTATCGCTGATTATTCCAAAGAGCGATACCAAGACAATTGATGCCATCAAGAAGGCAATCGAGGCCGCCTACAAGGAAGGCGAGGCTAAGCTGAAAGGTAACAGCCGGTCTGTTCCTGCACTTGAAGCTATCAAGACACCGCTTCGTGACGGTGACCTTGAACGGCCAGATGATGAAGCTTACAAAAACAGCTACTTCATCAATGCCAACTCGACCACGCCTCCCGGCATTGTTGATGCCAGCGTCCAGCCCATCCTCACACGCTCGGAGGTCTATAGCGGCGTGTACGGAAGAGCGTCCATCAACTTCTATGCCTTCAACAGCAATGGTAACCGGGGAATAGCCTGCGGCCTCAACAACCTGCAAAAAATCCGAGACGGTGAGCCATTAGGAAGCCGCGCTACTGCTGAGTCCGACTTCGCTGATTTTGCAGAAGACGACTTTTTAAGCTGATAGGAGGACGCCTATGACAGCTTTAGTCTGGCACTATGTTGTGCACATCATAGCTTTTCTTTTGGCCATTATCGTGACCCTCGGTCTCATCTCGATTCCAATAACTCTATTCATTGAGTTAGTCGAATTTGTTCGGCACGAGAAGCGAAAAACAAGGAAACGTTAGTTGGCCTTATGGGCGGTGGAGGAATCTACCGCCCTACTTTTATAGGAGCGATGCATGAAAAATATACTATTAGATATTGAGACTTTTTCCTCGGCGGATCTGCGGAAGACGGGTGTCTACCGTTATGTTGAGGCTGAGGATTTTGAGATTCTCTTACTGTCTTACTCTATTGACGGAGGAGCAATTCAAACGGTTGACCTGGCGTCCGGTGAGAAGATACCGGACGAAATCACCCTAGCCTTTCTCTCTGATGAGGTTATCAAGTGGGCCTTTAACGCCCAGTTCGAACGTGTCTGTATTTCTGAATGGCTAAAACGAAACGGCTATAATTTAGAACGCCCCGTGGCCTTTGGAGAGGAACGAGAGTTGTTACGCTACCTCGATCCTGTGTCCTGGCGCTGCGACATGATCTGGTCGGCTTATCTGGGCTTGCCGCTTTCCTTAGAACAAGTCGGCAGTGTCTTGAACCTCGATAAGAAAAAACTAAAAGAAGGCAAAGACCTCATCCGTTATTTCTCCGTACCCTGTAAACCGACCATCTCCAATAAGCAGCGAACGAGAAATCTCCCACACCACGATCCTGAGAAATGGGCAGAGTTCAAAGCCTATAACAAGCGAGATGTAGAGACGGAGATGTTGATCCACGAAAAGCTCTCACGCTTTCCGGTGCCTGATTTCGAATGGGAACTCTACATCCGTGACCAGCAGATCAACGACCTGGGGATCCTTATAGATAAGGAACTCGCAGCAAACGCCATCCGGATGAATGAATCGGTGCGTGAAGAGTATCTCGTGAGGGTAAAAAATATCACCAGTCTTGAAAATCCCAACTCGGTGGTCCAGCTAAAAGGCTGGCTCGCATCAAAAGGTATAGTCACGGATTCCCTTGATAAAAAGGCCGTGAGAGAGCTTCTCGGGGAAGCCACGGGAGAGGTCAAGGAAATCCTCGAAACAAGGCAAGAACTCTCCAAGTCCAGCATCAAGAAGTATGAAGCGATGCGAGACTGTGTTTGTAAGGACGGACGGGCTAGAGGGCTTTTGCAGTTCTATGGTGCGAATCGGACAGGTCGCTTCTCCGGCAGGTTAATCCAAGTACAAAATCTTCCGAGAAATAATATGGATGATTTAGAGCTGGCACGAACGCTTGTAAAGCAAAATGATCTGGCTAGCCTAGAACTTCTTTTTGATTCCGTTCCACAGGTTTTATCAGAATTAATCAGAACGGCCTTTATTCCAAAAGAGGGACGTGTCTTTTTAGTGGCTGACTACTCAGCCATTGAGGCGAGGGTGCTTGCCTGGCTAGCCGGTGAAAAATGGCGTGTCGAACTCTTTCAAAAGGGCGGCGACATCTACTGTCAATCGGCAAGCGAGATGTTTGGAGTTCTCGTTGAAAAGAACGGTATCAACGGGCATTTAAGACAAAAAGGTAAGATCGCAGAACTGGCCTGTGGCTATGGCGGCTCGGTCGGAGCACTTAAATCAATGGGCGCTTTGGAGATGGGACTTTTGGAAGAAGAACTCCCGGGGCTTGTTGATTCTTGGCGCATGTCTAACACTCAAATCACTAAGCTCTGGCGCGATGTGGATACGGCAGCAATAACAACGGTCAGAGAAAGACGGAAGACAGAGGTCAAGAATATCAGCTTCGAGTATCAGAGTGGTATGCTGATTCTCACCCTGCCTTCAAAGCGCCAGCTCTTTTATGTGAAGCCTCGCATCACGGAAAACCGCTTCGGTGGTGAATCGATTAGCTACATGGGTGTCGGTACGGGAAGACGCTGGGAGCGGCTTGAAACCTACGGGGCAAAGCTTGTAGAAAATATTGTCCAGGCTATCTCCCGTGACATCTTATGCTCGGCTCTCATGACCTTTAAATATTCCGACATAGTCATGCACGTTCACGACGAAATCGTGATTGAAGCAGACCCTCGCATGTCGGTCGAGGCGGTCTGCAAGCAAATGAGTAGGACGCCTGAATGGGCTAACGGCTTGCTACTTGATGCGGACGGGTTCACCTGCGATTTTTATCAAAAAGATTAGGCCCGTTCAAAACACCATATTTTCCTGCCTAGAAAGTGAGACACCAGATTTTCACAAAGGAGGAAAATATGAAAGTTTTTGTTTGCTCGCCTTATCGAGGCGACATAGAAAGAAATACGAAACGAGCAAGGGCGTATGTAGAAACCGTCATCACGCAGGGGCATACCCCTTTTGCTCCACATCTTCTTTATACCCAGATTTTAGATGAAGAAACGGACAGGGAACTTGGCATGGAACTAGGGCTAGACATGCTCACGGCAATGGATGAGCTCTGGGTCTTTGGCGAGCGCGTCACGGACGGTATGCGGCAGGAAATCAACAGTGCCATCAGTCAGGGGATTCCGGTCAGGTATGTGGGGGAATTGAAATGAAACTAACAATTTTTACGGCGAACTGTGCAGGGAACGCCTTAAACCCTTACTACCCGAACCGAGTGGAGGCGATGGACGAGGATAGCTTTAAGGCGGCCGTCTCTTTAGATCATGTGGCAGCTGAGTTTAAGGGGGCTTATCGAAGTAATACGAACTTTATCCAAGCCGACCATATCAGCATGGACGTGGACAACGAACTCAGCGATGAGCCGGAGGATTGGATTACGCCGGAGGATATTTTGTCTATCTTTGACGGGGTGTCGCTAGCTATCTCGACCAGCCGAAGCCACATGAAGATAAAAGGATCGAAGTCGGCAAGGCCAAGGTTTCATGTCTATTTTCCAATACGACTTGTCACCGATGCAGATCAGGTACGGGAGCTAAAGGAACTTCTCGCAGACAGCTTTTCTTTCTTTGATAAACACGCCCTTGATGCGGCGAGGTTTATGTACGGGAACGCTGCGACAACGGTTTACTGGCAGGAAGGAACTGAGCTCATCACCGACTTTCTCTATGATGCTTTTGCCGAATGGGACGAGCAGCAAGACGAGATCCCGGAAGGGTCGAGAAATCAAACCATGTCTCGCTATGCCGGACGGCTTGTTGTTCGTCTAGGCGATACTGAGGAAGCCTATAAGATGTTTTCTAAAAAGGCGGCACTTTGTAATCCGCCACTTCCGGAAGATGAACTGGACAAGATCTGGCAGAGCGCCCTTCGCTTTGGTAGGCGTGTCTCGGAGCAGGAAGGCTATGTACCGCCCGACGAATATGGGCAGAGTTTTATGCTCAGACCTCCGGACTACTCGGATATCGGTCAGGCTAAGATGCTGGTTCGAGAATACGGCGAGGAACTGGTTTATACCTCGGCCACGGATTATTTACGTTATGACGGTGTCCGCTGGGTGGAATCAAAGCAGCGAGCAGTCGGTGCGATGGAGGAGTTCTTAGATAAGCAACTGTCCGATGCCATGAAGGAGCTGGAACAGGCTACGGAAGCTCTAAAGAAGGCGAGCCTTCCGGAAGAAGCGATTCGTGCCGGTGGGAGGACACTTGAAAAGGAAATAACGCCGGCAACAAAGCCTCTTTACCTGAGGTTTTTAGCGGCCAAAGCCTACCACACTTTTGTGATGAAAAGGCGTGACATGAAATATGTGACCTCCGCCTTACAGGCGGCCAAGCCGATGCTGGAGGCGGACTATGAAGACCTCGACAGTGACCCGTATCTTCTTAATTGCCCGGATGGCACTTACGATTTAAGGCTGGGTATGGGAGGGAAGCGTGACCATGCTGCCTTAGACCTCATTACGAAGGTCACGGCTGTGGCTCCGGGCGATACCGGGCGAGAACTCTGGCTTGATTCTTTAGAAAAAACCTTCAAGGGCGATTCTGAGCTGATCAATTACGTGCAGATGATTGCCGGGCTTGCTGCTATAGGTCAGGTCCAGCTTGAAGCTCTCATCATTTCCTACGGCGAGGGATCAAACGGTAAGTCGACCTTTTGGAACACCATTGCAGGAGTTCTTGGAAATTACAGTGGCACGATCTCTGCCGATACCTTAACGGCAAATGTCCGGCGTAACGTAAAGCCGGAACTTGCCGAGGCAAAGGGCAAGCGGCTACTCATTGCAGCTGAGCTTGATGAAGGTATGCGGCTTTCCACCTCGGTCGTCAAACAGCTTTGTTCCACTGACCGTATTAAGGGCGAAAAGAAATACAAAGACCCGGCTGACTTTATCCCGACCCACACACTGGTCCTTTACACAAACCACCTGCCAAAGGTCGGAGCGATGGACTCCGGTATCTGGCGGCGGCTTATCGTTATCCCGTTCCTTGCCAAGATCGAAGGGAAGAACGACATCAAGAATTATGGCCAGTATCTTTTGGACGAGGCGGCTCCTTTTGTCTTGCAATGGGTGATTGAGGGAGCGAAAAAGGCGATCGACCTTGAGTTCAAGTTCCCGATGCCGTCTTGTGTGGAAGATGCCATCAACAGCTACCGGTCAGACAACGACTGGCTCACTCACTTTTTAGATGAGTGCTGCGAGATAGGAGATGGTCTTCATGAACAGTCCGGAAAGCTCTATGAGACCTACCGGGATTACTGTGCGAGAAAGGGCGAATTCACGAGGAGTGCGAATGAGTTCACATCGGCTTTAGAACAGCGTGGATTTGGCAGAGTAAGGCGCAAAAACGGTCGTTTCATCACGGGCTTGAAACTATTAATAGAGGACTTTATTTGAGAGAAGGTGACGCCTGATGACGCCTGCTACATTAGTTCCCTTTAGGGCTGAAATTTCTGAATTTTTCCCTCTAAGAGAAAGTCTTGTAATAGCCGTCATCGCCTGTCACCTCTAAGGAGGAAGACATGAATTTTTACAACTATATGACTCGTAATTTTATTGATGAAGATAGTCCGAGAGGCGATTTAGCTAAGGACATGAAGATGGATAAGGCGACCTTTCCTAAAAACGGCGTAGGTAAATTTGATGGTTGGTACAAAATCATCAGGGATTATCTCCTGCATCAAGGTGCTTGCTCTGAGTGTATGGAGACTTTCGTAGCATGCTGGAAAGACTATGAATTGCTTGAACGAAAAAGGCTTCGATTACCCCTCAAACTAGCGAAGGGTGACGGTCGGTGACAGTCTCTGTATTAAACCCCTTTAGGGCGAAAAATTAGAGAAATTTAAATATAGAGAAGTTTACTAGATGACCGTCATCGACTGTCACCTTGAAAGGTATATGTGATGAGAGAACAGCAGATCGAACAACAACTTAGATTGATGACAAAAGCGAGGGGCGGGCTTTGCCTGAAGTTCGTCTCGCCCGGCTGGATCGGAGCACCAGACAGGATCGTACTTTTTCCTGATGGGAAGGCGGGCTTTGTCGAGGTAAAGAGCCCCGGGAAGAAGCCCCGGAAAATACAACTCTTACGGCACCAGCAGCTTAGGCGTTTAGGCTTTCAGGTTTTTGTCTTAGATAAAACGGACGATATCGGAGGGATACTGGATGGAATACAAGGCACATGATTATCAAGAATACGCCAAGGAGCAGATTATCAAAAGGGAAGCGGTGGGGCTTTTCCTAGAGCCGGGACTTGGGAAGACGGTCATCACTTTGTCTGCCATCTGGGACTTGATGTTTGACTACTTTGAGGTTTCTAAAGTTCTCGTTATCGCACCCCTTCGAGTGGCGGAGAACACCTGGACGGAGGAGCTTGAAAAGTGGGATCACCTGACCTTTCTTCGGATCTCGAAAGTCCTCGGTACGGAAAAAGAAAGACGGGCTGCTTTAGAAGAAGAAGCCGACATCTACGTCATTAACCGGGAGAATGTGGCCTGGTTATGCGAGATTGACGGCCTAGATTTTGACATGCTGGTGATTGATGAACTTTCAAGCTTCAAGAGCCATAAGAGTAAACGCTTTAAAGCACTGAAACAAAGACGTCCCGGTATCAAGAGAGTGGTGGGTCTTACGGGGACACCCTCGACCAACGGCCTGATGGATTTATGGGCGGAGATTTATCTTTTGGACCAGGGCAAGCGTCTCGGGAAAACGATCAGCTCTTACCGGGCAGACTTCTTTACCCCTGACCGCATGAACGGCCATATCGTTTATAGCTATAAACCCCGTCACGGCGCAGAAGATTTTATCTATAGCCTTCTTTCCGGCCTTTGTGTCTCGATGAAGACCGGCGACTTTCTTCAAATGCCGGAACGGCTCGAGCGTGATGTGAAAGTCCACCTTCCTCAAGAAGCAAAAGAAAGCTACAAGGAGATGGAGCGAGAGATGGTGACAAAATTAGAAGATAAGACCATTGATGCGGTAAATGCAGCCGTCCTGACAAACAAACTCATCCAAATGGCCTCCGGTTCGGTCTATGACGAGGGCGGTAATCCGGTAGAAGTCCACACGGCAAAAATAAACGCCTTAGAAGACCTGATTGAAGCGGCTAACGGGAAACCCGTCCTCATCTATTACAACTACCGGCATGAAAAGATGCGGATCAAGCAGAAGTTTCCGGACGCTCTGGAACTTAAAACACCGGAGGACTTTAGGGCTTGGAATAGGGGCGAAATAGAGATTGCGATGGCGCACCCTGCCTCGATGGGCCACGGCCTGAACCTACAACACGGCGGTTCCACGGTCATCTGGTTTTCACTTCCCTGGTCCTTAGAACTTTATCAACAAGCGAACGCAAGGCTCTGGCGGCAAGGTCAAACGGACACGGTCGTAATCTTTAGACTACTTAGCGTCGGCACGATTGATACCGATGTGGCACGGGCACTTGAGAAAAAGGACGTGACGCAGGAAGCCTTGATGCAGGCGGTGAAAGCGAGGGTACATGGATAGTAAGAAAATGGTGGAAGAAATGATCCAAAACTACCCTGATAACCTCGCCCGAATTGAAAGTCTTCAAGAAGAAGCAAAACACTTTATCCCATTAACAGAAGCAGAGGTCTTAGAGATGCTGACCTTACCCGGGAAGACGGAAAACAGCGTCCGGGTGCAGCGCGATGTAGACACCTGCCGGGTGATGACGATCGCCACGACTTATAGACGGCTCACTTGGCTCATAAACCAAAGCGTCTGGTCGGAGCTCTCCCGTGAGTGCCTTAGACCGTCAAGGGAGGTGGCCTTTGTCGAGTACGCCATCAGGGCACTGCCGAGCTTTTACCGGGACCTTATGACGGTAGACGTTTTAGAAGATAAAAGCTGGAGTGAGGTCTGCCAGCACTTTGCGATCAGCGGAGCAGAGTTTTCGAGGAAGAAGGAAAAAGCGATCCGGCACATGGCAAAGACGCTCGAAGAACAATATCAGTATTTTGGTTTGGAGGAACTACGAGATGAAGATACAAGAGCAGTTTGAAAATTACGAACGGTATCGCGGCGAGCTGGAAGCAGACCTTTGTATGCTAGCGGATATCCTGCATATAGAAATGCCGGAACCGAACGGGAACACAAATGTGTTAGGCCGGATGCTAAGAAAGATTGAAGCGTCGGTTGATTTTGTGGCGGATGATCGTATCGAGAAGCGTCTGGAGCATGCCAAGATGCGGTTTAAACAATTGACGCTTTTAGAATGGGCGATCCGCAGTCGGCCAAGAAGGCAGCAAGAGATTCTGTATGGACTTTACGTTGAACGCCTTTCTTGGCAGGAACTCATGGATGAGCTTCACGTGAGCCAGATGACCATATCCCGTGACCGTAAACAGGCGTTTACCGACTTAGAAAAGGTGCTTCCTGAACTTTGGTAAGGAATGTTAGAAAAGAGGTAATCCTTGTTAGTGCTTCGTACTTCAAGACCCTGTTACTATTAAGCTAGCAAAAAAGTAAGGAGACCTGTGGCGAGTGCTGCAGGTTTTGTTATGCCGGAGGTGTTTTATGCCAAGAAAACCAAAACGCCCCTGTTCTTATCCCGGATGCCCTGAGCTGGTTGATGGCAGGTTCTGTACGGCACATGAGAAAAAGGAGAACCGCCGCTACGAAAAGTACCAGCGCGACCCCGAGACAAGAAGACGGTACGGCAGAGCGTGGAAGCGGATCCGTGACCGTTACATCAAAGCCCATCCTTTGTGCGAAGAATGTAAACGAAACGGAAAACTTACTCCTTCCGAAGAAGTGCACCACGTTGTGCCTTTAAGAGAAGGTGGAACGCATAAGGAATCTAACCTCATGGCCCTTTGTAAGTCTTGTCACTCGAGGATCCATGCCGAGCGTGGCGACAGGTGGAGCTGACGGGGTAGGGGGATCTTGATCTCTACGAAGCAAAAAGCGTGCAACGGGCGGTGGGTCACGCGCGAAAAAAGTTCAATTCAAACGGGGGATTAAACCCCTTTTTTATTTTATACGGAAAGGAGGTGCCTTGTGGCAAGAGACGGAACCTACAGAGGCGGCCGACGTGTAAAGGCCGGCAGCAAGCCGGACCCTCTCGTTGATAAGATTGCCGCTGGAAAAGAAGCAAATATTTTAGAAACACACGATTTTGATCCGGATGCCCTTTTTGCTCCGGATGAGCCTAAAGGCATCTCGGATTTATATGGTGAAGACATGCCCGAGCCGTCGGACTACCTTTCCGCAAGGCAAAAGGACGGGAAACCTTTAGGTGCGGACGAGATCTATGAAGAAACCTGGCTCTGGTTAAAAGAAAGACGCTGCGAAAAGCTCGTGAACCCCAGGCTCATTGAATCTTACGCTCAGGCCTTCGCACGTTTCATTCAATGCGAGGAAGCAATCAGCACCTATGGCCTTTTAGGAAAACATCCGACCACCGGCGGCGCAATAGCAAGTCCCTTTGTTTCGATGAGCCAGAACTTTCAGAAACAGGCAAATCTCATCTGGTATGAGATTTTTGACATCGTGAAGCAAAACACAACGACCGCATTTATCTCCACTCCTCAAGACGACATGATGGAGTGGCTCCTGCGAAAGAAAAAGGAATGACCGACGAACTGACTTTCCGAGTAGTTAAGGCGGGTTCAAATACACATTATCGAAACGGAGGAAAATCAAGATGAAACACTATAAAACAGCGGAGTCTGTGACCAAGGGGCACCCGGACAAGCTTTGTGATTATATCGCCGACAGCATACTTGACAGCTACCTGCAAAAAGATCCCGAGTCCCGAGTCGCTGTGGAAGTCATGGCAACTAAGGGACTCATTTTAGTTGCGGGAGAAGTAACAAGTACGGCAAAAGTACATATCCGAAAAGTTGTAAAATACACGCTTCGCTCTGCCGGATATACACCTTCGGAATTTCGCATCAAGGTGCGGCTTCATAAGCAAAGCCCCGATATCGCCCGTGGCGTAAACCGTTCGGAAGACCTGCTCGGTGCAGGCGATCAGGGAATCGTCTACGGTTATGCGACGGATGAAACGCCCGGCTTTCTTCCTTTGGCTTTGGTGCTGGCAAGAAGGCTCACATCAAGACTTGAAGAAGTACGAGAAAACAGTGTCGTTTCAGGGCTGAAGCCCGACGGAAAATGTCTTGTGACCGTGGAGTACGAAGAAGATGAAGCTTCAAGAATCCACTCGGTGGTTCTCTCTACTCAGCATGATGAATCCATCACGACAAACGATTTGCGAAAAGAAGTCCTAAAGCATGTCATCCATCCGGTGCTTAACAATATTCTTCCCTTTGACGAAGAAGATATCCTCGTCAATCCGACAGGACGCTTTGTTATAGGCGGGCCTGCGGCAGACACCGGGCTTACCGGAAGAAAACTCGCTGTCGATACCTATGGTGGGCTTTCCAAGCACGGCGGCGGAGCTTTTTCCGGGAAAGATCCGACCAAGGTGGACAGGTCGGGAGCTTACATGGCGCGGCTCATTGCACGCAGTGTTGTATCTGCAGGATTGGCAAAAGAATGTGAAGTTTCCATAGCCTATGCTATCGGCAAGCCCGATCCTCTTTACTGGGACATCGACTGTTTCGGTACGGAGAAAAAGGATCTTGAAACCATCAGGGAACAATGCGAGACGCTTTTCCCCTTGTCTGTCTTGCCCATGATTCAATATCTCCGCCTCAGGCGGGGCTCTTATGCCTCCCTTGCTGTCACAGGCCACTTCGGCGACGGCAGGCTGCCTTGGGAAAATGACCTGGCAGGGCTTTTGCTTCATACGGGGGTGAGTCTATGAAAATGACAGAACATTTTGAGAAAGTCCCCATCGATAAACTCGTCCCATATGCGAGGAATGCCAGAACGCACAGCAAGGAGCAAATTCTGCAGCTTAGAAGTTCTATCCGTGAGTTCGGATTCATCAATCCCTGCTTGATTGACAAGGATTACAACATCTTGGCAGGACATGGCCGGGTTTTAGCCGCCAAAGAAGAAGGTTTGACGGAGCTTCCCTGTGTATTTGTGGAACATCTGACCGAAGCGCAAAAGCGCGCCTATATTTTGGCCGACAACAGGCTTGCATTGAATGCCGGCTGGGATGAAGAAATGCTCTCAATAGAACTTTCCGAACTGGAAGGAGCGGACTTTGACCTGGATCTTTTAGGTTTTACAGACGCCGAGCTTCATAAGCTCTTAGGTGAAATCGAAACGGAAGAAGACGACTTCGACCTGACTGCCGCTTTGGAGGAAGCAAGCTTTGTGAAGGCGGGCGATGTCTGGACGGTCGGAAAGCATCGGCTTATTTGCGGTGACGCAACAAAACGTGAAGATGTACAAAAGCTCATGGACGGAAAAAAAGCGAACCTTATCCTGACCGATCCGCCCTATGCTGTGAGTTATGAGAGTGCATCCGGTCTATCCATTAAAAACGACAATCTTAAAGCGGATGAATTCTATGACTTTCTCCTCAGCTCTTTTAAGAACATGATTGATGTTTCCGAAGCCGGAGCATCCGCTTATGTCTTTCATGCGGACACGGAAGGCCTCACTTTTAGAAAAGCTTTTGAAGATGCCGGTTTTCATTTGTCTGGTGTCTGCATCTGGGCAAAAGACTCGCTGGTTCTCGGAAGGTCACCTTACCAGTGGTCGCATGAGCCGATTCTCTTTGGCTGGAATAAAAAAGGAAAGCACAAGTGGTATGCGGGCCGTGCGGAAAAGACAGTCTGGCAGTTTGCCAAGCCTAAGAAAAACGAGAACCATCCGACCTCAAAGCCGATTGACCTTTTAAGCTATCCCATTCAAAACTCTAGCCAGGCAAACAGCATCGTTCTTGATTTGTTCGGCGGCAGCGGTTCTACCCTCATTGCCTGCGAACAGACCGACCGTATCTGCTACATGGCGGAGATTGATGACAAGTATGCTTCTGTGATTTTAAGACGGTATGTGGAGTATAAAAACGGTGATGCAACAGGTGTTTTTGTGGAGCGGGACGGCAAGAAAATCCCCTACGAAAAACTTGTGAAGACCGTCAAATCTTAACAAACAAGAAGCTGTAAATTTGTCGGATAAATCTTCCAAAAACCCTGCAAATAAAGGCTTTTAGGACTTGGCTTATCTTCCTTTTAGAGCGAACATGTACCTACAAAAAGAAGGAGGAAAAAACCATGCAAACAAGATTTTCCCTCGAGGGATACAAAAGAAAAGACCTCGCCAAAGCACTGGCGGAGACACTCGAAACGGAAGTGAACTACCTTGGCATGCCGTCCATGAGCTACCGCATTGGAAACTCTTTTTTAGAAAAAGACGGCACGATGATTTGGGGCGTTAATTTCTTGAGAGATGATGTTGAGAGGATTGTCGCAGAACTTGAAGCACAGGGCTTTGAGACTGTAAAAGACGGTTTTACCATTTCCTTTCCGGCCGAGTTCTTTACAACAGAAACCATGCAGAAGCTGGACCGGATCTTGGAATCCAAGGGGGCACTCATAAAGAAAGCCTTGAACGCCGACCGCACCACAGCAGAACGAAACATCGAGACGGTGGACTTTCCCTGGTTTGACCGCATCCTTGGAGCTGACGAAGCAAAAGTCTATACGGAGTTTGTCTCCAAGCTCTGCCAGATGGCGAGAGAACAGACGAGGGTTCTGGAACGGGAAACCGTGACGGACAACGAGAAGTACAGCTTCCGCTGTTTTCTCTTAAGGCTCGGCTACATCGGTGAGGAATACAAGGACGCAAGAAGAATGCTGCTTCAAAACCTGAGCGGTTCTTCCGCTTACCGTCATTCTAAGGAGGAAAGCCGTGAGAACGATTAACAAACATGCTCTTGAAGCACTAAGGAAATCCTATCCAAGAGGAGCCAGAGTGGAGCTTTTAAAGATGGATGATCCGCAGGCGCCTCCTGTAGGTACGAAAGGCACGGTGATTGCCGTCGATGACATCGGAAGCATCCTTGTCCGCTGGGACAACGGCTCGGGACTCAATGTCGTTTATGGTGAGGATTCTGCGAGGAGGATTGATGAATGAGCTTAAAAGAGCAAATCATTACTATCCGTGACAGCGGCAAGACCAATATGCTGGACAGCTATATGGTGCAGCGCATCGCTAATGAGATGGACTTTTACGAATTGGTGATTTTCATCGAGGAAAACAGAGCCGACTACGGCAGGTTTATTCTTACAGGTGATGAGAAATACTTGTCCAATAGCGACAGGTAATCTTGCTGATAATTTGTGCATAAGTAGGCTTAAAACCCTGCAAATAAAGGCTTTTAGGACTTGGCTTTTACCTCTTTTAGAGCGAATATGTACGTACAAAAACAAGGGAGGTCAAGGATATGACAAACAAGGAATTAAAAAGAAAGAGTTTTTTAGAAGCAACGAAGAGACTTGAAGAAAAGAAGCGTTTAGCGAAGGAAAAAGACCCTGCAAGAGCCGCTTATGAAGCCGGCGAAATCAGCTGGAACGAATACCTCAAAAGGAGCTGCCAGAAATGAGAGACTTTACAACATTAAGAAAACTTGGCAAGCATAGAGACCAGTACTTTTCAGCAGTCGTACGGTGGAATGACCAGGTGTTTTTCGCTGCTCCTGCAAAAAATGGCGGCTACCTAGCAAGAATCTATGAGATGGTCGACCTTGAAGATGCTCCGAGCGAGCTTGATGCAAGATTGTCTCTAATAGCGGAACCGGAAGAGCGATTTAAAGACAGCGGTCACGCCATCAAATGGTGCTTTGAGCACGCCTAGTTACAACTGAAAAATAAAGTGCATCAGCCCTTAGGGGCTTTTGCTCGTAGTACGGCCTAAGGGGTCGTTTTTTTATTTGGAGAGGAGGACGGCATGAGAAAACTTGAAAACTATACACCGACAAAATTCATGCTGCCCACATCCCACTACGATGAGGATATGGCGGATCGTGCTGTGACCTTCATCAATCTCCTTAAACATACTAAGGGCGAGTGGTACGGCAAGCCCTTTGATTTGATTGACTGGCAGGAGCAGATTGTCCGCGACCTCTTCGGCATCGTAAAACCTAACGGCTATCGGCAGTTTAACTTTGCTTATGTTGAGATACCGAAAAAACAAGGCAAGAGTGAGCTTGCCGCTGCCATTGCTTTATACCTGACCTGCGGCGACTTTGAATATGGAGGCGAGATTTATGGCTGTGCTGCCGACCGTCAGCAGGCATCCATCGTCTTTGATGTCGCTGTGCAGATGGTGGAACAAAACCCTGCGCTGAAGGCCAGAATCAAGCCTTTGATATCACAGAAGCGGCTTATTTATAAACCTCTAAACAGTTTTTATCAAGTCTTATCCTCCGAAGCTTATACCAAACACGGTCTCAATGTTCACGGAGTTGTTTTTGATGAGCTTCATGCTCAGCCTAACCGCCAGCTCTACGATGTTATGACCAAAGGCTCGGGCGATGCTAGAAAGCAGCCGCTCTACTTCCTGATCACAACAGCGGGAACGGATAGGCACTCTATCTGCTGGGAAGTTCATCAAAAAGCGGAGGATATCCTTGCAGGGAGAAAGCGGGATCCGAGCTTTTACCCTGTCATCTTCGGAGCGGATGAGGATGAAGATTGGACAGATGAGAAAGTCTGGAAGAAGGCCAATCCTTCACTTGGTATTACCGTTGATATTGAAAAACTTCGACTTGCCTGCAACAGCGCCAAGCAAAACCCTGCTGAGGAGAATATCTTCAGGCAGTTAAGGCTCAATCAATGGGTGAAGCAGTCTGTCCGTTGGATGCCGATGGAAAAGTGGGATGCCTGCAGCTTCCCGGCCAGCAAAACAGAGCTTCTCGGCCGTGTTTGCTACGCCGGGCTTGACCTTTCAAGCACGACCGACTTGACCGCCTTTGTCCTGGTCTTTCCTCCGGAAACAGATGAGGAGCCTTATTTTGTCCTTCCGTATTTTTGGATACCGGAAGAGAATGTGCCGCTTAGGGTAAGCCGAGACCATGTGCCGTATGATGTCTGGAAAAAAGAAGGCTTTCTTCTTACGACTGAAGGCAATGTTGTGCATTACGGTTTTATTGAGAAGTTTATTGAAGACTTAGGCATGAAATACAACATTCGTGAAATCGCCTTTGATCGCTGGGGTGCGGTGCAAATGAGCCAGAACTTGGAAGACATGGGCTTTACCGTAGTTCCCTTCGGGCAAGGATACAAGGACATGAGTCCTCCGACTAAAGAGTTGATGAAGCTGGTCTTGGAAGAAAAACTCGCACACGGCGGGCATCCTGTTCTTCGCTGGTGCGTTGATAATATTTTTGTTCGCACTGACCCGGCTGGAAACATCAAGCCGGACAAGGAAAAATCAACCGAGCGAATTGACGGAGCGGTAGCTCTTATCATGGCCCTTGATCGGGCAATCAGAAATCAAGGGAGTGACTCCGGCTCTGTTTATGACGAGCGAGGGTTGCTACTCTTTTAGAAAAATGCAAGGAGGTGATGTCCTCTGGGACTTCTAAAAAATCTATTCAAAAGCCGAGACAAGCCGGAGCTGACAAAACCGTCGGTATTCCGATTTTTCTTTGCTCCGTCCTTTTCCGGCAAACAGGTGACGGAGAAAAACGCCATGCAATCGGCGGCGGTTTACGCTTGTGTCAGAGTCATCGCTGAGACCGTTGCAAGCTTGCCCTTGCATCTTTATCGCTATGTCGATGAAGGTAAAAAGCGGGATACAAGACATCCTTTGTACTTTCTCCTGCACGATGCACCGAATCCGGAAATGACCTCGTTCATTTTCAGGGAGACCATGATGACGCATCTTTTTCTATGGGGGAACAGCTATTCACAGATACTGAGAAACGGACATGGCGAAATTACTGGGTTATATCCCCTTTTGCCGGACAAGATGCAGGTCAGCCGCAACGAGGAGGATGAACTCATCTACCTTTACCAAAGCGGCATGAAGAATATAGCGTTTCGCAAAGAAGAAATCCTTCATATTCCCGGCCTTGGATTTGACGGCCTGGTCGGCTACTCGCCGATTACAATGGCGAGAAACGCCATCGGCATGGCTATGGCAACAGAGGAATTTGGGGCGAGTTTCTTCGCAAACGGAGCCGCACCGGGCGGTATTTTGGAGCATCCGGGGACGCTTAAGGACCCGTCCAAGGTTAGGGAAAGCTGGAACCAGCTCTTTCAAGGCTCCGGCAATGCAAATAAGGTGGCTGTCCTCGAGGAAGGCATGACCTACAAGCAGATCGGGATTCCACCGAATGAAGCACAGTTTCTTGAAACAAGAAAGTACCAGACGGAGGAAATCTGTCGTATCTACCGTGTGCCGCCACATCTGGTGGCAGACCTCGACAAAGCGACTTTTTCCAATATCGAGCATCAGTCTATTAGCTTTGTCGTTCACACCATTAGACCTTGGCTGGTTCGACTCGAGCAGGCGATGAACAAGACACTTCTTTACCCATCTGAACGACAAGATTATTTTGTTGAGTTCAATGTGGACGGTCTTCTTCGAGGTGACTATGAAAGCAGGATGCGCGGCTATGCTACAGCCAGACAAAACGGTTGGATGAGCGCCAACGATATCAGGAGGCTTGAAAACATGAACCTAATATCAAAAGAAGAAGGAGGAGATCTGTACTTGATCAACGGCAACATGACCAAACTTGAAGACGCTGGCATCTTTGCCGGCAGGGAGGTGAAAGCAAATGGAAAAACGTAAGTTCTGGGTCTTTCAACGAGGAGATCCGGAAAAGGGAGAAACCGTCCTAAGACTGGACGGACCGATTGCAAAAGAGAGCTGGTTTGGCGATGAGGTCACACCGGCTCTTTTCTTGTCGGAGCTGGAAAGACATCCGGGAGATTTAACGGTCTGGATCAACTCTCCGGGCGGCGACGTCTTTGCGGCATCACAGATCTACACCATGCTCATGGACCATCAGGGAAAAATCACGGTCAAAGTAGAGGGCCTAGCCGCTTCTGCCGCTTCTGTCATTGCGATGGCCGGCGGCGAAGTGTTGATGAGTCCCTCTTCCATGATGATGATCCATAACCCGACGACCATTGCCGAGGGCTGGAAAGACGAGATGGAAAGAGCCGTAAACATTCTTGAGGAGGTCAAAGCCTCCATCATCAATGCCTACGAACTCAAGACCGGGCTTTCAAGGCATAAGATCTCCCAACTGATGGACGACGAGACATGGATGAATGCAAGGAAGGCAAAGGAGCTGGGATTTTGCGACGGTTTTCTTTTCACCGGAGAAGAAAGCGAACCGGAGGAAGGCATGGCTTATGCCGCCAGAAAAATGGTGGCTCAAGTCCTAAATAAAATCGGCCCTGATGCTGTTTTTAAGAAAGAAGCGGAGGATACAAAACCCGCAGAAAAAACAGACATCCAAGAACAATCCGAAACAGGCACAAGATACACAGAGCTGGAAAAAAGGCTCGAACTTTTACGTCATTAAGGAGGACGAAGAAATGAATAAAATTCAGGAACTGAGAAACAAGCGCCTTGAAGTTTGGGAAAAGGCTAAGGCATTTTTGGAAGAGAAGCGAGACGACAAAGGCATCGTCTCAGCAGAAAACACGGCCGCCTACGAAAAGATGGAACAGGAAGTCGTCGATCTTGGAAAAGAAATCGACCGCCTGGAACGCCAACGGGACATGGACATGAAGCTTAACGAGGCGACCAGCCGTCCTGTGGTGACAAACCCTATGCAGGCCAAGGAAGACAAGACCGGCAGGGGCAGTGATGCCTACAAGCGTGACTTCTGGAATCTTATGAGAAAGAAGAACGCTGTTATTACGAACGCCCTGCAGGTCGGTACGGACTCCGAGGGCGGCTATTTGGCTCCGGATGAGTTTGAACAGACGCTTGTGGAAGCGTTGGAAGAAGAAAACATCTTCAGAAAAATCGCTCATGTCATTAAGACCTCTTCCGGCGACCGCAAAATCCCCGTTGTTGCAACAAAAGGCACGGCTAGCTGGGTAGATGAAGAAGCAGCTATCCCGGAATCTGATCCTGCCTTCGGCCAGGTCTCCATCGGTGCTTATAAGCTGGCGACTATGCTCAAAGTCTCCGAGGAACTTTTAAACGACTCGGTCTTTGACCTGGAAAGCTACATCGCTAAAGAATTCGGCAGGCGTATGGGTTCCAAAGAAGAGGAAGCCTTCCTTATCGGCGACGGCACAGGCAAGCCCACAGGCATTTTCCAAACCGTAGGCGGTGGAGAAGTTGGCGTTACGGCTGCGTCGGATAAAGCAGTGACGGCAGATGAGCTGATCGACCTCTTCTATTCGCTTCGTGCACCGTACAGGAAAAATGCCGTCTTTATTATGAACGATGCGACTGTGAAGTTGATTAGGAAACTTAAAGACAACACCGGACAGTACCTCTGGCAGCCGGCTCTCACAGCAGGCACACCGGATACCATCTTGAATCGTCCCGTGTACACGTCAAGCTTTGCTCCTCTGGCAGAGGGTGGAGCGTTGGCGATTGCTTTCGGCGACTTTTCCTACTACTGGATCGCCGACCGTCAGGGCAGGTCTTTCCAAAGATTGAATGAGCTCTTTGCCGCAACGGGACAAGTTGGCTTTAAGGCTACACAACGAGTGGACGGCAAGCTAATCCTGCCTGAGAGCGTGAAGCTCTTGCAGATGAAGGCCGGCGCTTAAGGAGGAAACGATGAACGCAGAGGAGCTTCTTCATCCATTAAAAGAAAATCTGGTTGTGGAGCATGACGCGGATGATCCCCTCATGCTCCGCTGCCTTTCCTCTGCGATTTCCTATGCAGAGGGATACCAGAAAAAAGGGCCGGATCACTATCAAAGTCATCCGATGACAGAAAGCACGAAGCAGGCCGTGATCGTCCTTGCCTCTTTCTTTTATGAAAGCAGGGACGGTTCTACGGCCGGCTTCTTTTCCGATTCTCCCGATGCTGCGAAACAGGTCTGGGAGACAGTGAAACTTCTGCTTCAAGGTGATAAGGACGTGATCCTATGAGCATTAAATTGACACATTTTATTGAGCTTTTCCGCGTGGAACAAGGAACGGACGAGGATGGTTTTCCGGTAGAGCGTGACGAACTTTTAGTAAGCGTCAGAGCCTACCGGGAAGACCGCTATGGCAGTGAAATGTGGAAGAATAGAAGTCTTTTTTCCAAAGCGACGGTGCTCTTTCGCATCCGCTCCATCCCCGGCATCACACTTGATACCCGGTGTGTGGTGGTGACGGAGGACGGCAGATACAACATCCTCTCCGTCGAAGATATCCGTCATAAAGGGCTCTACTGGGAGATCTTGGCTGAAAAGGTCGATACGGAAGGGGTGGTCAAAGATGGCTAGGTGTGAAATCAAGATGCCGGATGAGTTTTTGGACAAACTCTCAAAGCTCGGCGACCGCTTTGACCAGGCAGCCCCTAAGATTTTACAAAGCGGCGGCAAGGTTGTGCTTTCGCAGATGAAGGCAAACCTTGAAGGCAGGATCGGTAAAGATACCAAGTACCCTTCCCGCTCTAAGGGCGACCTTGTCAGAAGTCTCGGCATTACACCGGCCTTGCAGGATAGAAACGGCGAGTGGAATATCCGGGTGGGTGTCGGAGATTCCAAAGACCGTGAGGGTGTGCCGAATGCACTGAAAGCCCAGGTCTTGGAGTACGGAAAGTCCGGTCAGAAGGCAAAGCCCTGGATGAAGCCTGCCAGACGAAAGGCAAGAAAGCCTGCTATCCATGCGATGGAAGAGACGCTGAAAAGGGAGCTTGACATATGAGTGCATTAGCGGAACTGAAAAGAATAGCAGAAGAGTTAGGACTTCCGTCAGGAGCCGTTTCTTTTGAAAAGAAGGCACCGGAAACCTACCTCGTCTTTACACCGCTTTATGATGACTTGTTACTCTATGCCGACAACAGACCGTTAGTGGAGACGGAGGAAGTCCGCATCTCACTATTCAGCAAGGAAAACTATCTTCTTTGGAAAAGACGGTTGACGGACATCTTGCTGGAGCAGGACTTCATCATCACGGAGCGGAGGTTTTTAGAACTTGAAGAAGACACAGGATACTACCATTACAGCCTGGACGTGGCGAAAGAATACGTCAGATAAGGAGGAATGAACTATGGCAACGATAGGCCTGGATAAATTATATTATGCAAAAATTACCGAAGACGCATCCGGTGAGGAAACCTATGCTACGCCCGTACAGCTGGCGAAAGCCATCACGGCGGAACTGTCGGTGGAACTTGCCGAAGCGATCCTTTATGCCGATGACGGTGCATCGGAAATTGTAAAAGAGTTCAAAAGCGGAACGCTGTCGCTCGGTGTAGACGACATCGGCAGTACGGCGGCATCGGATTTAACAGGTGCCGTGATTGATACGAATAATGTGCTGATCTCCTCGTCGGAAGACGGCGGACTGCCTGTCGCTATTGGATTTAGGGCAAAGAAATCAAACGGCAAATACCGTTATTTCTGGCTTTACCGGGTGAAATTCGGAATTCCGGCGACGAACCTTGAAACGAAGGGCGACTCCATCACCTTCTCTACACCAACCATTGAAGGCACGATCATGCGGCGAAACAAGCCGGATGCGGAAGGAAGACATCCTTGGAAGGCGGAAGTGACCGAGGGCGATGAAGGCGTGGCTCAAGAAGTCATCACTGGTTGGTATGACAACGTTTATGAACCAGTCTTTACACCGGTTGCACCATAAGGAGGTTGGCGTATGTATCAAGAATATATGACGAAGATTAAAGTCGGCGAGAAAGAATATGAGCTTCTCTTAACGACTAAAGCGACCAAGGAAATCGCCGGGCGCTATGGCGGTCTTGAAAATCTCGGCGACAAGCTCATGAAAGCGGAGAACTTTGAGATGGCTCTGGGTGAGATCATTTGGCTGATTACACTTCTTGCGAACCAGCCGATCTTAATTCACAACTTAAAACATAAGGATGATAAACAAGAGCTTTTAACCGAAGAGGAAGTGGAGCTTTTGACTTCTCCGATGGATTTGGCGGAATACAAGGATGCCATTACGGACGCACTTTTAAAGGCGACCAAACGGAACATCGAAAGTGAGACTGACTCAAAAAACGCAGTGGCCGGGTAAGTGACGGAGAGTTATTTACCAGGCTTTTATATTTCGGGCTGAGCTGGCTTCACTTGTCGCAGGATGAGGTCTGGCTCATGCCCTTTTCTTTGCTCTTAGACCTAATGGAATGCCATAGACAATATGAAGGAATAGCAAGGCCCAAGCGAGAGTTTTCCATTGATGAGGTGATCCCAAGCGGGATTTAAAAAGTATTCACTGTGCAGGACGGCATCTACCCCGAGGGAAGGTGCTTTTTTCTTGCTCTTTTTCGGGAAGGAGGTGGCATAGATGGCAGATAAATTCGGTTTAAAGATTGGTCTTGAAGGCGAACGGGAGTTTAAAAAAGCCCTCGCCGACATCAATCGCTCGTTTCGAGTCCTCGGCTCGGAGATGAAGCTTGTTGAGTCGCAATTCGGAAAGAACGACCAGTCTTTGGAAGGCTCTGCAGCAAAACAGCGGCTTTTGAATAAAGAGATTGATGCGCAAAAGGACAAAATCAATACCTTAAAAGCCGCACTTGAGAATGCAGCCACCTCCTTCGGAGAAAATGACCGCAGAACCGATAACTGGCGGATAAAACTGAACGAAGCGGAAGCCGCCTTAAACGATATGGAGCGAGAACTCGACGAGTCGGCGGAAAGTGCTGATGAGTTGGGTGATGAACTGCAAGAATCTGGCAAGGCTGCAGAATCTTCCGAAGGTAAGTTCAAAAAGCTCGGTTCGGTATTAAAAGGTGTCGGAGCAGCGATGGGGACAGTCGCTGTAGCCGCCGGAGCTGCGGCTATCAAGCTCGGAAAAGAAGTCGTGAAAGAGTTCGGCGAGCTGGAACAAAACCTCGGCGGATCGGAAGCCGTGTTTGGAAAGTATGCCGCGTCCATTCAAAAGACCGGTGAAGATGCATATAAGAACATGGGCGTTTCGCAAAGTCAGTATCTAGCAACGGCAAACGTCATGGGCGCTCTTTTTCAAGGCTCCGGCATCGAACAGCAAAAGAGCCTGGAATTGACCGAAAAGGCTATGCAAAGAGCGGCCGACATGGCATCCGTCATGGGAATTGACATGCAGATGGCTCTGGACTCCGTAGCAGGAGCGGCCAAGGGCAACTTTACCATGATGGATAACCTCGGCGTGGCGATGAATGCGACCAACATCGAGGCCTACGCACTGGCAAAAGGTCTGGACTTTACCTGGGCTAAAGCGACACAGGCGGAAAAAGCCGAGATGGCCATGCAGATGTTCTTTGAGAACACGGAGCAGTATGCGGGAAACTTTGCCAGGGAATCGACCGAAACAGTAACGGGTGCACTAGGTCTATTGCAGGCATCCGTTCATTCCTTTGTCGGCGGCTTGGGAAACGCCAATGCCGATATGACGAACCTGACGGCAAATGTTGTTGATGCCTTTGGCGCTGTTGTAGAAAACATCGTTCCTGTTTTGGAAAATGTCATCACGGCAATCCCTATTGCTGTGGGCGGCATTATTGAAGCCATCGGCGAGCTTCTGCCGACACTTCTTGAAACAGCAACATCGCTATTTACGCAGGTTTTGGAAACACTCCTGTCTCTTTTGCCTGAGCTGATCCCCTTTGCGGTGGAAGCCCTTATGACGATTGTGACGGCTCTGATTGAAAACCTGCCGCTCTTAGTAGAAGCGGCGACGACGCTGGTCACGGCTCTGGTGGAAGGGATCGGCCTTGCCCTGCCGACTTTGATTCCTGCCGCTGTACAGGCGATTGTGACGATTGTTCAGGGCTTAATCGAGAATCTGCCCTTGCTCCTTGATGCGGCTTTACAGTTGATCATGGGGCTTGCTGAGGGTCTGATTACGGCCATCCCTGTGCTGATAGAAGCCCTCCCTCAGATTATTGAAGCAATTATCAGTTTCCTGTTAGGGGCAATTCCGCAAATTATTGAGACAGGCATTGAGCTTTTGACGGCACTAATCGAGGCCTTACCTGACATTATTGAGCAGATAGTGACGGCGATTCCGCAGATTATCGATGCCTTGATCACGGCGATACTCGGTTCAATCCCACAGATCATTCAAGCGGGAATTGATCTTTTGGTGGCCCTCATACGGGCACTGCCCCAGATTATTACGACCATTGTCAAAGCGATCCCTCAGATTATAGCTGCCATTGTGAACGCCTTTGCCGGAAATATCGACAAAATCATTATGGCTGGTGTTGAACTCTTTGTTGCTCTCATTAAAAATCTACCGACCATTATTGTTGAGATCGTCAAGGCTGTGCCGCAGATTGTTACAGGGATTGTCCAAGCCTTCGGCTCATTAATGTACAAGATTGTGGAAGTCGGCGGCAACATCGTCAAAGGCCTCTGGCAAGGAATCAAGAGCCTTGCTTCTTGGCTCTGGGATAAGGTGACGGGTTGGATTTCCGGTATCTGGGACGGGATCAAGAACTTCTTCGGCATCTCCTCGCCGTCCAAGGAAATGGCCTGGATTGGTGAGATGCTGGTTAAGGGTCTGGCAGGTTCAATTGAAACATCTGGTGATGAAGCTGTGTCGGCTAGTGAACGGCTTGTCCGTGACATAGGCGATGTGATGAATAGCTTGGGTGAAGGCATGGAAACAGCAATCCCCACAGACTTTCACTTAAATGCCAAGAGTACTGTTCTTCCCGCAGGCGATACAAGCGCTTTCTCTGAACAAAGAATGCCGCTTATACACATTGAGCAGATGTTTGTCAGAAGCGAGGACGATATCCGGAAAGTTTCGCAGGAGCTGTATAACCTCATCGAAGCGGGTTCAAGAGCACAAGGCCGCTTCTCGCCGGCTTAAAGGAAGAGGTGATGATTGTGGGATTTATCTATGACGACGTTTCATCAAAAGATATGGGTGTGAAAGCAAGGCTTACCTCATGGCAGGTATCGGGCACACTTAGGAACTACTCCGCCGCTATTCCCGGAAAATATGGTGTGGCGGACTTTGGAGCAGATATGGATGCAAGGGAGATCCCTGTTTCCTGCTCTATTTTTCCTAAACTGCGTTTTTCAGACTTGGTGGAAACCTTGGACGGGATTGCTCTTTGGCTTTCTCCTGTGAACGGCTTAAAGCAGTTGATATTTGATGATGTGCCGGATCGCTATTTCATGGCCAGATTAAAAGACAAAGTGGACTGTGAACGGATTATCCGGGCTGCAGGCGTGTTTGAACTCTCTTTCTATTGTCCTGATCCCTTTGCATATGCTTTGGAAGATGAGGTCTTTACTATTATGACGACAGGGCAATCCGCAGTAACACGAAGCCTTGGAAACATCGAATCGAGACCTGTTTATTATCTAAAAGGAAGTCTGACGAAGGGTGCGGAAAATTATATCTCCATTTCCGTGGGTGGCATAGAGATGAAGATTGTAAACGCTGAGCTTTCTACAGGAGAGATACTTGCCATCGATACAGAGAAAATGACGGCCTATGTGGAGGATGGAAACGGCTTTGTACTGAGAAACGCCCTGCCTTACTTGCAGGAGCTGAACTTCCCGGAGCTTGCTGTCGGAGAAAACAGCATCCTGATTGAAGCAGTAAACGGGACATTTTCAGAACTTGAAATAAAGGCAAGAAGCCGTTGGAGGTGATGAAGCATGGCTCTTAAAATACATATCCAAACACAGGAGGATTTCACAGGCGAGTTTCCTCTTGAGTTTGCCAAGTCCGGTCTTTGGCGTTTTAACGAAAATGATATCGATGATCAGGGTTATCTTTTAGATTCCTCTGAAAACAATCGCAAAATGGAAGTCATTAATCGGGCCGGTACAACAGCGGGACTTCGAGCGGGGGCTATGGGCAACTATGTGCAGATAAACCTACATGATCCGGGAACGGAAAAGAGCTATCTGAAAGTCTCAAACGACGGCAGCATCTTTCAGAACATAGGCGATACAATTCTGGTTGGTGGTTGGATTAAGCCTACGATCTACTCCATTGGGAACACGTACTGTCCGCTCTTTAACACCCGATCCGGTCCCGGACATCCGATCTTTTATCTTTCCTTCTTTCAGGGAAGACCCCGCATTATGCTCTATAACGAATCGGGATCACTCATCTTGGACAGGACGACTTCTCCCTCTTTTTCTTTCGTGAATGGAGGAGTTTACTTTATCGCTTGTCTCATACGGCCAAACGCCAAGACGGCGCAGTACATCATAGGTGACAGGTCGGACGGCAAGTGCTGGATATCAGCGGTATATTCCTTTACAGGCGAGCTGAACCGCTCCTCAAAAGCCGATATTGTCCTTGGTATGCACGCCGGAAGCTACTGGTATGCAGGCGGTTTTGACGATTGGTTTTTGGATACCGATTCAGAGCTTACGATGGATGATTTGGAAGAACTGTTTCGCTCCTCCTATTTTGCAAACGGCGGAGACAAGGTATCCTCTGTGGATGCCTTGTCTGAACCCGGCAAAGTACTTTTAAAGAAAACGGAAGGTTCATATCCTTTATCAGGGGAACTGTTGACAAAGGCAAAGCCCCTGTCCCTTTCCGGCACGGGCAGGATTGCTATTACGAAGGAATACGAAGCAGGAGTGACAGATATCTCCTTAGTGGAGTATAGGACAAGCTCCGATTTAAATACATGGAGTGCTTGGACAGCTCTTCCAGAAGACGGAAAAATCGAAACCTCAGCTGATTACATCCGCTTTCGCATCACTCTTACGACAACTGACCAGACAAAGACACCTAAGCTTATCGATATCCGGATCTACGATATTCCGAAAGCACCTTATGAAAAGATGGGCTATGCCCGGCCGGTGCTTTTAACAGCTGATGGAGCTTGGGAAGCGGTCTTAGAAAATGCTTACGACATTATTGTTATTAGTGAAGTGAATGGTGAAGATACTCTGCACTTTAAACTGCCTTTTAGGGATCAAAAGCGGAGCTACTTAGAAAACGAGAAGAAGATTCAGATCGTAGACGACATTTATAAAATTCGCACCATCAATGATATCAAGGATTCTACAGGAAATACTGTGACGGAAGTCTATGCCGAAGCGGAGTTTTATGATCTGACATTCAGTGTCCGAAAAGAAGAAAAAAGCTTTGATGCGGAGACGGCGGAAACAGCGATGGCCTATGCCCTTGAGGGTACGGACTGGAGTGTGGGTACGGTGAATGTCAAGACAAAGCGTACTTGGGTTTCTTCAGAGAAAAACGCCCTCTCCATCCTTCGCGCTGTCGCAAGCCTTCACGGTGGAGACCTGGTCTTTGACTGTCCCAACAGGCTCGTTCATCTCTACACGGTGAGCGGCAGGGACAGCGGTGCGCTCTTTGCCTATAAGAAGAACATGAAGAGCATTGAACGGGTGGTCGATACGAGAAATCTAATAACGCGCCTATATGCGATAGGAGCAGATGGCATGACTTTCTCCGACATCAACAATGGAAAGCCTTATTTGGAGGATTTTTCCTACTCGAATGATGTACGCATCTCCACACTTGACTGTTCTTCCTTTACTAATCCCTACCAGATGAAAGAATTCACTGCGATGCGGCTTAGTCAGTATGCCAAACCGAAAATCTCTTATGTCCTCCATGCGATGGACTTATCTGTCCTTACGGGCTTTTCACATGAAGCCTGGTCACTGGGAGACTATGTGCTTGTGGAAGACAAGGAGCTGGGGATTTCTGTTACGACAAGGATTGTGAGGAGAGAATATAACCTGCAGGAACCTTGGGATACGGTGTTGGAGCTTTCTACGACTTTGAAAAATCTCGGTTCCTCCGTTGAAAGGCTGGAAACCATAGCGGACACCTTGGAAGGAGCAGGTGCTTTCGGAGGAGGAAACATCAGTGACATGGTGCCTTTTAACCATCTCAAAAACTCGAGAGCGGACGACGGCATGGCGTATTGGTTGAACTCCGGATTTGAAGCAGTGGCAGAGACAGGCGGTACGGGTACTGCTGCTTTCAAGGCAGAAGGTGCAGCAGGCCTTACTAAATCAATGGCGCAGACCGTCTATCCGTCAAACAGGCAAAGCTACACGCTTTCTCTTGCCATCGCTTCGG